AGTGTAGCATTGCGTCCTACTATGCTAAAATTACACACACCAGGTCTGTCTTCAAAATGTATACCAGTTCTTAAAGGAAACTTACTGACTTGTAACCAACTGTGTAGTAGATCACGCGACTCGTCAGGCAGCGTCCATTCCTTGGTTCTAATACGTTCGCCCTTGGCCCAAACATCATTGCCTGAGCAAGCGTAAACAAAAATAGGCCACCTCAGTAGATTGTCACCTAGTTGTTCTTGAGTCTTGGGATAATCACTGCCAGTTACAAGATAAACTTCGTTAGCGATACAAAACTCTAAGAAGAATTTTTTAAACTCGGGATCGATAGTTTGTCTGCTTGGTGTTAGTGTTCCGTCTACGTCAAATATAAATTTATTCATCACGGATTCTCCTTGATCCAAATACATTCTGAAACATCTTCCTGTGTGTCATACATACGCTTACATTCTTCGTAAGGATGAGAATACGTTGCCAACACCCACATAACAATAGCAAACAATACCCAAGGCAATATGAAAACAGATGTCTTCAAGTATCCTTCTCTAAAACCTTCCCAAAACGCTTTGCTCATTTATTTTCGCTTTCTGCTACACGCCGTCTCAAGTCACTTGTACTAAACCTGTGATCGCGTTTGTTAAAATGTAATTCTATACCACGTTTCCTACAGACATCTTTGCCTGTAAATTCTTTTTCTCGGTATTCCTCACCTAAAAATCTTACGTCGATTTGAAACAATTCCAGTATGTCTACAACATCCTGTTCTGTTTGGTAAGGAACAATTTCATCTACAAACTTTAGTGCGTTGAGTTGTGCATAGCGTTCAACCAACGTTTGCACTGGTTTGTTTTTTTCTACTGGACGATCTATTGTAGGGTCTGTTTGCAATCCTACAATAAGATAATTGCAGTTGGCCTTTGCTTCACGCAACATACCGATATGGCCTGCGTGTAATAAATCAAATGCACTGAACACTATGCCTGTTCTCATAAATTTCTCCGATATGTCAAGAATAACATTGTAATTTTCATTTGTCAACCCCAATCAAATAATGTATTGAAGGTTGTTTTTTGTTTAGTACTTTCGAGATCGTAATCAAGCACTCCGATTAAGTTGTCGAGCTTGTTATCAATAATAGTTTCTTCCATAGCTTCGCTGTCAAACGGCAGTTCTTTGAACCATTCCGGAATACGCAGTTCGTCAGTTGGGTAAGCAACACTGGTGTATCCAAGTGGGTTAGCTTTAACTTTACAAACAATAACTTTCATACCGTCTACAATCTCCTGACTGTATCTGTCGCCATTCATACGTTTGAGAGTATTCCAATTAATACTAGCTCTTACATGCCCGGGCATATTTGCCTTGCCTTGCTTCTCTTCGAGCCGTTGATAATAACCAATTTTATTTGCACGCTTGGGTGATCCTTTTTCGAATCCTGGACGATCTTTAAATTCTTTGCGGAATTGGGAAATGCTATCAAGAATAACCTTTTCATCCTCTTTAAGAAGAACCATCATAAGCAATTTGCTGAGAAATTCTTGCATGAATACAGGAGTATCTGAACGCTTGAGATCAAGACCCATGGCTTTTACTTTGCCTGGCTTGCCGTCCACATCGGTTCTGAATCCTTCAATGTCAATAACAAGTGCTGCATACCGCTTTTTAGTTATAAACAATCCTGTTTCTGCAATAATTTCACGTCCAGCTGCGATTATATCACTACGAGTTTTAGGACAATGGAATGCTTGTGCCATAAAGTCTGGAAACGTAGTATTTGCTTGTTCTGCAATTTGGTCATATAATTGTATTGCATTTTCTTTGCTCCAGGGAATATTTCCTGCTGCAACATCGTCTTTTAACATCGGCCATGCACTAAAGTACACCGAATCAGTATCGCCATATATAACAGCTTTGCCCACATGATCATATTCGCCTGTGATGATTTTATTCACTTCCGCACTCATATGCTTAACGATCTGTCTGCCACTAAGTGTAGTTGATTGCCCAATACGTTTGTCAAAGAATCTACATCCTGGGTTGAGAATAGCACCATACAAACTGTTCAAGTTAATCTTTTTAACCAACTGACGCTTGTCCCAGTATTCTTCTTCTGCGGCGTTCTTTGCATCTTTGGCTTTTTTAAGCATCTTCTGCAGATCTTTACGTTCCGCATACCATCGCTTGAGCAATCCCGGAATAACTGCTTCAAACTCGTGTGTAAAGATTGTACCGTTGGCACTGAGCATCCAGGGCATGTGGCTGTCAAAGATCATCTTATGAACTTCTGCACCACTAAGCGCATCGCTACGTCCATCTTCCCAGTCGATCATCAGCATGACATCTTTTCTTTGAGCCATGACTACTTCGTATTCTTCAGTGGCAAATCGGCCTTCCCAACTGCCTGCAAACGACTTTTTCTTTAGTGTCATATCTTCGTGAATTCGCTGGTCACTAATGTCTAGTCGAATTTGTCCAATAATACTTTCTGGTGCCATATTCATGCTGCGGATAACGCTCGGATATAGACTGTTTAAGTCCATTGAGCCTACCCATTCATGCACGCCTTTTTTTGGAAAGGCAACATATGCACCAGCAGCTTGTGTATTTCCTTCATGATTTTTTCTATTAGGAACTTGCATGCCTCGACGATGTGCTTCGTTGATAATAGCTTGTTCTGTAAGTGCGACAGCCCCGGCAGTTGTTTGCAACAAAACAGTATTTTCATGTGCAAGCACGTTTGCTAGATCAATAAACTTGAGCTTCTTATCGATTTTATCAAGTAGTGCAACGTCCTGCCTGTTGTATTCAATGAACTTTTCAAAGTCGTTGTTGTACAACTGATCAAGTGTGCCTTCGTAAGGAGTTTTATTTTCTCCTACTTCCATTTCACCAATGGCATCCAGTCGATAAGTATGGCGTTCTTCGTATGTATACTTGCGATACAAATTAAGATAATCCATATGCACACGACCGATAGTGTCGTACGTTTCGCTCATCTTTCCAAATTTTTCGTACTCTCGCTTCTTGGGTTTTTGTCCCCAAAGACAAAATCTACGAGTGTCGTCGCTGCTTAGTACACGCTTGATACGATTAACTGTGTACGGAACATCGTATCCTTCGCTGTTCCATCCGCTGTGAATATCTGCATCCTCAATGAGATCCAAAAACATACTCAGCATTTCGCCTTCGCCCTTTTCGTTGTTGGGAAATAGTATACAATTATCTCCCCATCGTTCCTTGCACATGGCTTGTGCTTCTTCTAGTGGTAATCCTTTGGGCGGCATAGCAACTGTAATCAGTGCATCTAGCCATTGTAGGTACACTGTAATAGCAGTAATAGGCATGAAAGGGTCATCAATAGGAGCGAACCCACGTTCTGGATCAAAGTCAGTTTCGATGTCCCAAAATACAACATTTAGTTTAGGAGCGTCTTGATTGATATAATTTTCACTCAAGCACTGAAAGATTGGATTGATGTCTGATTCAAATAAAGTTTTGTTTTTGTTAATTGCAAGTTCTTTGCGATAGTCCTTTGTGTTCTTGCACACAATACGACTCAGTTGATCTCCAAAAATACTTTTGTATTTTCCTTTGGGATCTTCATAATAAAATGTGTATTTTGCTTGATACTCTTGGAAATAACGCTTTCCATCTTTGCGCTCTACAACTCTAATAACATCTTGATCGCGATCAAAGTAACCATCTACGTATGGCATATATTCTCCTAGCAGTTTATGGCCTGCATACCGTTGTTCTTGTTCTTAAAGTGAACGACTCTTTTTTACTTAGTGTGTTGTAATAGATACATTGTAATTTTAGGATCATCAACTACTAATAGATCTGTGGGATATTTTCTATCAGGAACACGCCTGCCTATAGCCACAACATTGATCATTTTGGGATTGATTTTTGTAACTGTGCCTATTTTAAGACTGTTGTATGCTGGGTAGACAACAGTGTCGTCTACCCTAATAGTATTTCCTAAAATATCTTTATGAACTACATCATTCATCTGCATCGTAGCCAAGAGTGGCAATGATAGTTTCGAGATCTTCGTGTGCATCTGCAACACGACCCCAATCACGATTCTTAGCAATACGAATGGCTTTATTAATTAGGCTGGGTTTGACATTTAGTTCTTCTGCAACTGCTTTGACAGTTTCTTTTAAGCCGCCTTGTAGATCTTCAACTTCTTGCAGTACAGTTACACCTTCTTTTACTAGTCTTTCAAGTTTGGCTTTTTCTTCAG